AATAAAGGAAAAATTGTCTCACCTTTTACATTATCATCAAGATATAAAAACGCAACAAGAAATCTTTTCGCAGTTTCATAATCAAAAACATCTACATGACTTGGAAACTCATCTGTTGTATTTGGTAAATATCTTTTCATTTTTGGTGGCTCAATAGAAAACTTTTTAGGCCATTGATATGGTTTAATATTTATATCGTTCTTATATTTCTCTACTTGTGTCATAATTGTATGTATTAAAAATTTGGCATCTTGTATCCATAATGAATTTGGCGAATGTAATAAATGTATTTGAGTAAGTGTAGCCCCTCTACTGTTATTTTGAACTTTATGATTTTCTACATCCTGTTCAAACTTCTCAATAAGTTCTGTACATTTGTTATCATCTATAACACCATGATATGTTCTGATAAAATTATTCATTATTTTTTTCTTACGGTAAAATCAATACCCAATCTTTTTTCATTTGTAAAAATTTCAGAAGCAGAATGTGGTACTCTAGGATCAAAGACTACAAAATCAGTTGGCTTCATAATGATTTCATCATCACCATGAATAAAAAATCCACCATCTTTTTTATTCCAGTTTGTATTTAACACTCCAAATATTTTTATGTAATCCAAATCTTTTTCATGGTCAGTATGTCTATTATCTTTTCTATACTTATCTTTTATACTAATGCCACAATAAGAAACTTCTGGATAAAATTTACTACCCGATTTCTCATAGATTTGTATTAGCAATCCCATTGCCATACCAGCAAGAAGTTCATGAACTGGTTCATTTTCTATAACAGTAAGTTTTAAATGTTTGTTTTCTAGGGGATGTCCTATAGGATGTTTAAGATTCCAATTACTACTTTCCTTTGCCGCATAGGCTATCATATCAAGATATGACTTAGAACAACAATTTTGAATCACTTCATGCATAATAAAATCTCCTTTATTTAATTGCAATAGCTCCTAAGAAATTATGATTACGCCAAAATTGTTCAACTGTTTTAAATCCAGCATCCTCTACCATATAATGTATTTCATTCCATGTATTAGGTTTTAACATATGTCTTAATGTTTGTTCTTTATTCATAATATCATCAGTTGTAAATTTTTCTCTTTTAAAATCATAATAATTAAAAGTTAACATATCTTGTATACGACTATTTTCACAATCAATTTTTTCAGCAAATATAAAACCACCACCTTCATTTAATCCATCATAAATGTTTTGAATAACACTGAAACGATCTTTCTTTGGCATAAACTGTAACGTAAACAAAGAAGTTATAAGAGAACAATTCTCAAATTCATAATTACGAATATCATCAAAAATAAATTCAACAGAAGTATCAGGATACTTATCATTAAGTTCAGATTTTCTATTTTTAAGATCATCAAAAAATCCTTCGGCAACTTCTACACCAATATAATTTGAAGCTGAAGAAATTTCATTATTATATTCCATAATCCTAGTTGTAAGTTTACCTGTAGAACAACCAATATCAACCACATTAGTATTGTTCTCAACAAAATAACGAGAGAAACTTATTGTATCATTTAACAAGTTTCTGTAACCTCTAATACTCCAATCAATATGCTCATCAAATCCTTCTTGTCGATGAGCAAATGTAAAATCAGCCATTATATTTCTCCAATACTTTCTCATAAATTGATGAAGCAATTCTTTCCATCATAAGTGGCGGCACCATACGTCCACATCTTTCTGCTTTTTGATTCCATTTGCCAGTTAGTTTGAAATCATCAGGTAAGCTCATTATACGTTTTAATTCACCTAAAGTCAACTTCCTTGGTTCAATCCAGTGAAAAGCACCTGCCGTAGTCTCTGCACTTCCCATTGCTGTAATTGTAGGAGCAGGTTGATATTGTGATACTCTTTTGAGATTGAAGTGATGGCCCTTTGGATGATAATCCATTCCTGTTAAAACTTTATCAGGATCAATCTCCATATTACTGCCCGTCTGTTTCCAATAAGCAGTATTTGTCCATTTTTCAGTAAGATACTCAACTTCTTCAGCATCATATTCTAAATCTATCATTACATCTTTTACTGGTATAACTTCAGTATCAGGCTTAGGAAATATTTGAGATATATTCATAAAATTATATCCAGTTTTCTCTGCAACATCCTCACGAACACCAATAAAAATAACGCGAGTTCTTGTTTGTGACACACCATAATAACGACTATCTAATACCTGAGCACAAACATCATAACCAATCTCTTCAAACTTGTTAAGTATCTTATTAAAATAAGACTTGGCCTCCCCGACAGTTAAACCTTTTACGTTCTCTGCAACAATTACTTTAGGTTTAATTTCTTCAGCTACTCTCAAAAACTCAAAGAACAAGTCCTCTATGTTCTCTACTTTTTTACCATCAGAATAGTTTTTAGTTTTACTCCAACCATCTGAATGTTTGCCTGGCACTTTCTCTATTGTTACATTACCCCATAGATCAATATGTTCTTCTTCATGTATATTGTGAGACAAACTTCCACTGACACTAAAAGCAGAACATGGTGGTGATCCATCAAGAATGTCAATTTCTCCAACCCCCACATCAGCTGCATCTAGAAAATCTTTTCCAGATAGTTCTTTAATATCGCCTGACAGTATAATCGTATCAGGATAGTTTTCTGCATAGGTTCGAGCTGCTTCCTCAACGAACTCATTTATCACAAGAACTTTTCCGCCCGCCAATCTATAACCTGTTGAACTTCCACCACCACCAGCAAATGTGGATATGACTTTAAACTTTTCTTGTGCCGCCGCAGCATATACGTCTTGCATTTTATATGGGTAGTACATTATTGTTTTCCCTCTTATACCAATCTCTACAAACGTCCATCATTCTTTTTTTATTATTAAAATTAATCTCTGTATTATTTAGCAACTCTTTAAACACCTTATCTATACCAGCGTTTAAGTGTAAATTTTGATGAGGTTTTATTGTACCAAACTTTTCTAGTTCTGTAAAGTCACTTCTAATAATTTCTTTTTGTCTTGGTTTATTAAGCTCTTTCCAACTTTTACTCATTAGAAACTTTCTTACTTTTTTATCCAAATATGGTGTTACATGAATCTTATTATATTTTTCTGCAAGTCTTGTATGTTGTTTTAGTCCAGCACAATCACCATCCAAATATGCAATTCTAAACTCATTCCAATTTAATCTTTTTTGATTATGTTTTTTGCAATATGCTACATAGTTTCTTTTCTTTTTATAACTAGAGTACCGCATCATTGCTTTCTTACTAGGCCCAAAATAACCATCTGCACCCCAACCTGTTAAAACATATTTTTCCTCTATCTGTGGATAGACATATAAAAAAGGAAAGACACATTCAAAGTGTGTCTTTTTTCTACAAAATTCAGCAAGTGTTTTCCAATCATCCACAATATTATTCGTGGGAACTACAACCTCTGTAAAATCCCACTTCATATATTCAGACACCTCTTTAGCCTTAATAAAATCATAAGTCTCATGTGTATCAAGATGAAAACTGTATGCATAAACAGTTTTGCCAGCATGATGAGCTGCAAGTGCTACAGATATAGAATCAACGCCGCCAGACAGCAAGACGGCAATCTTACTATCTGGTACGTTATTCTTAATGTTATCCTCAAGCAGCTTTCTTATCATGTTCAATTATTGAGCCATTTACATCTACCAAAACATATGTATTATTTGTTCCTTCTGTCTCATCTACATAAGAGTTCAAAAATCCGTTAAAGATAACTTCTTTATTCTTAATCTTTTCACGAGCATCTGAAACATCCATATTATAGATGCTGGCATCAATAACTGCCTTTTGATCAATTGCATCATCTAGAGACTTTTTTAGAGCCTTTCTTTTCTCTACAGTTTTTTCTTTTTTATCGTTTGGAGTTTCTATTGCAAAAGTGATGTAAACAGGCAAATGGGCATATTTTGGGTTTGCATGGTATATAAACCATATGCCATCTTTACCAACTGTATGAGTCAAGACGTAACCAACTTTACCTGTATCCTCATTATAACCACCATAAGGTATGCCTAAGGTCTTAGCTGCAATTTCAGTCACCTCTTTATTGTACGTTTGTAATTTTTTGTTTTTTGGAAATGATGATCGTATTTCTTTGAGCATCTTTTTTCTATCATCATCTGAAATGGTCTGGCAGGGAAAACCATCAACCACTAC